TACTACATTAGTTACAGGAATTTATTTTAGTGATAGAGAGGGAGAGTTCGGAGGACGTAGTTGGCAAGAACAGTATTACTTCTCTTCCTTACAAAACATTTACAACTTCGGCTTACCAATTGTCGTCCATTGCGATGATAGAGGTTATCACAAAGTTAAACGGTATATGGAATACCTGACCATGGTAACAGGTGAAAACAGATGGAAAATTATTAAGAGTGAAATTGGCGATTTCAAATATAAAGATATTATCAGAAAGCATAGAGAAGCTTGCATTGAATATCAAACATGGGAAGCACAAGAACGTAAAAAAACTAATCCTGATGAACCCGGTTTCTTTCACGCACGATGTGAAATTTTATGCCATAGGAAACTTTACTTTGTAAAAAGTGTTGCTGAAGAGAATCCATTTAATACTGAAAACTTCTGTTGGATTGATTCAGGAATTACTCATTGGGCTTTAACACCGTTTAGTAAAGGTGGTGTTGAGATTAATAATTTCTTTGATAAGAAACATTATTGGCCTTGGAATAAGAATAACATTTATACCCCCGAAATCGGTAAAGGTTTAGATAACTTAATTACTAAACATGGTATGTTTGAATTTAAGCATAGTAACATTTGGTATAATAGTTACCATGTTAACCATCTTAAAAACTTATTAATGAAAGAGTATGGTTTTTCTCAAGAAGATGCTTCAATGAGATATCAGTTAGTAGGTGGTGTTATCGGGTTACAACCTAAAGAGTTTGATAAGTTATTTTCTTTCTATGAAAAGGGGTTAGAAACCCTTGCAGCTACCAGACCGCCTGAATCTGATTTCTTTACTGAAGAAATTATTTTAAGTGCTTATTATTTGATACGTAAACCATTTACTATTCACTTCCAAGATTGGCCACATGATGGGGAAAACGACCCCGCATTTGTTGATTACGGGGCCGAAAATGAAGCTAGAAAAAGTATGATTCAGTTTTATAAAGTTTGGGACATATTAAAAACACATGCCCCAGAACCTACACTTGAATATAGGTCAGCTTAATCATAATGTAAATCGTCTTCAGATTGAGGTCGGACATAAACACGTTGTTCGACCTCTTCGCTATTTAACATCTCTTCATACACACGTTCCTTATATTCGTTAATAGCATCAAAGTGTCTCTTTTCTTTCTTAATACGATTAATAAAAGCATGAAAAGCAATTGTGGTAAAGTATGAAAATGGGTTATATTTGTTACCTTTACTATCAACTGCATCAAGATCAAACTTTTTATTGAATAATGCTGTAAACATCTTAACTACTGCATCACCCACCATTTCATCTTTATATGAATAATTGATAAAATTAGGTGCATAACTTAAACCATGAGCTATTTTAGTAATCATTTCACCTAATTCATCATTACAAACATCGGTTTCATAATAACGAGCTATAGCTTCTTTAAATTCTTTAGAGTTTACATAATGTTCTTTACTCTTTGGTTTAATTTTTTGACCGTTTTTAGGTTTTTTAGCTTGCATTCTAATTGAATAATAGAATAGGGAACGCTTATATCAACTGTTCTCGTAAAAATCAACGATTTTTGTTTGAATATTTTCTGACTGGTATAAATCGATTCGTTTCTCAGAGTGTTGTTCACTATACCTTAACTGATCAGCAATATCTATAATAACTAATTTATTTTTGTTTTTGTGAAGACGTAACCCACGACCAATTGACTGTAATATTTTAACTTTAGCTTTGCCTCCTGAAGCAAAAATAATGTAATGAAGGTTATTGATACTAATCCCAGTACTGAATATTTTACTAATAGCAATACAAATAATGTTATCGTTACTTTCAATAAGTTTTTTAATTTTATCACGTTCTTCAACATCAACATCTCCTTGAATAAAGTATACTTTTTTACTTTCGTCTTGACTTAATACATTATATAGCTCTTCCCCGTGTCTAATAAAGTCTACAAGTATAAGAGTGTTCTTTTTTACACCAGTAGATAACTTTTTAATAACGTTGTTCCTAAAACCATTGGTAAATAGAAACTCAAACTCTTGTCTATACCGTTCACCAGGGTCATTTATTTCAGTAGAGTAACGAGGTTTAGTTTTGTAATGAAGTTTAACTACTTGTACCAAAGCATTACTAACATAATTCTCTAATCGTAACTCGTAACTACCTTTTTCATATATAACAGGTCCTATTTTACCAAATATGTTCCACATATCAGCATCATTATCGGGTAAGGTACCTGTAAACCCAAATTTATTACTAGTATTAATTTTAGTTACTATTTTATTAATCTTATTTTTAGCTCTTATTTTATGTACTTCATCAATAACAAGTACATCTACATAATTAATAAAGTCAATATCACTTTTATCACTTTGTAATATACCCATATTAGCTATAATAACGTTATCAGCTATGTTAACCGGGTTACTACCAGTCCATTTACCGTGTGTAAAATTAACTTTATAATTTTCAAAATCAGCAAACGTTTGATTTACCAATCCTAAGTCGGGTACAATGATAAGAGCTTTCCACGTATCTTTATTTTGTGATGTTTGGTAAATACGTTCAAGTAAATTAGCCATAGTTAAGGTTTTACCACCAGCAGTAGCTAACACCACCACACCTCTACCAAACTTAACACACTCATCAACAATTTCACCTTGATAATCACGTAATTCTAAAGCTAGGGATACCTTCTCTGCATTAATTGAAGGTTTAATAATATCTTTTATTGATTCATCTATTACAATAGGTTCATTAGGTAATTCTCTTTTAATATATTTGATTATATCTAAAGTCATACCCACATCATACTTACCAGCAGGGGTTATAATATAGGAACGCGTGGGTATAAACCATGCACCACGCCTTCTTGCAAAAACTGCACCTTCGTTAGGGTAAGAAAAATGTTCTCTAATTAGATCTAATTGATCTGAAAAGATAGTAGCTTTACGTTTTTTATTATCGTAAATAAACTTAGCCATTTAAGATATAATAATATATATACTTAAACAGTCAAGCTACTGAGGTAGTTCTTCTGGTGTTAAACCTGCACCGAATTTATCATATTCGGAAACATCGACGGTGAAATTGTCTTTTTCAAATATGTCGCGAAAATACTCAATATATAACCTATCAAATTTACCCCATCTTACTAACTCTACATAATTAAGCAAAGGCGAATCACCCTGACCTGGGTACCTATCTAAAAATGTACCACCTTTACCGTGTTTGCAAGATATGTATTTCCATTTCTTGGAATAATCTCTAAAGTTTTCATCTGTTTCAAGCACCCAACCTGAATATACATCTTCTCTAGTTTTAAGCAACTCAACAAAACGTTCTTTATTCCAGATAGCAGCTTGAAGTGAATTTCTATACTCATTATCAAGTGAGATAAAACCAAAATTTTCATTGTTAATAATACCTTCTTCTATATCTAAATCAGTATCAGGTTCAGGCATTGATAAACATCTAATTTTAGTTATATCGTTTTTGTCCATATAACTAATAGCTTGTGTAAAATTATCAGTCACTACATCTCTAACTAGTATTTGATCTTCACACATATATAAAATGTATTTGGTATCTATTTTATCTAATGCATGAAGAAGCATACCTTTAAAATGAGATGCATCAGGTTGTGGCTTAATGTTTGTAGTTTCAAAATTAATCACTTTACTATTATAGTGATTAAAGTTACAAACAGAAACAACTTTATAAGGGCAATCAGGCCAATGTTTGACAAAATACTTTTCCCAAACTTTTATAATAGGTTGGTAATGGTCTGATGATAAAACTAAAATGGTTAAATCAGAGTCTGTCTTCATAAAGGCTTAAACTAGGTACATCACCTACTACGTTTTGTTTTTCAGATTGTTTAAGTTTAAAATCTTTTACTATTTTACCTTCTTCAATTAGAGGATTAAAAGTTAATGATACGTATATTTCATCGTTATATGTTAACCCTTGTTCTTTTGCTTTTTCAAACGACCTAAAATAGTCACTAGCTTTTTTCCAGTAATGAGTACCAATTAACCCTTCATTTGAAATGATAGTTTTTTCCATAACGTCAATAGCTTCACGTTTATGATTATATCTTGCGTAGCTGTAATGAGGGTCTACCACATTAATGGTAACTAACACTGCATCATACTCATCGTTTTTTACAAACTCAATAAACCTGTTACTATCCCAATCAAGTATTTGATCAACATTAGTTTGTAACATAGGTTCATCATCAGGAATAATACCTTTTAGTTGATACAGTGTTTCAGCAGGTCCAGAAGTAACTTTAGGTAAGTAAACTACTTTAGCCTTTTCACAAAAACCTTTTATAACGTTATCTACATCATATTCATCTTTATGTTCTTCCAATGCTATGAAATAAACATTACTCGCAACATGATCTAAGTTTAATGATTCATAAGCACGTTGAACCATTGTTTTGCCTTTTATATCAATAAAAGGTTTTGGGGTTTCTATACCTTCATTAGAAAAAGAAGAACTTTTTCCTGCCATTGGAATTACAATATTCATCATCCTTTAATTTGTATTTAATTGTTGAAAAAACGCAGTCAGCTACACCTTCACCACCACGTATAGGTAACACATTTACACCTTTAATATTTCTAATATCGTAAATTGCATCACACGGACAGTATTTAAACCCAACTGCTTTCATTATTTCATAATCTTGATAATCATCACCAACATAACCAACATGGGAAGGTTTAATACTATCTAGATTACAAATATGAATCAGTTTTTCTACTTTGTTAGTAATATTAGGGTTAACATAATAACATTTCACCTTTTTACTTTTAGCATAAGCTTGATTAATTTCCTTACTACCTGTAAAAAGAGCAACATCAATATCAAGTTCCTTTTTAAACCGTCTTAATGCAGTTATATCTTTATAGTTATACTGTTTATATGTGACATAACTGACCTCATCATAAGAAGCTTTACCGTCTGTTAATACACCATCTACATCAAACAAAATTAGTTTAGGTTTATTCATTACATTGTTTCGAGTTTTTGTATCTCTATAATATTTTTTATGTCATAACTCATACCGCTAAATATTTTTTCAATCTTTTCTAAAAACTCAATTATAAGTTCTTGTTCACCTATTTGTAAGGAAAGTTCCTTAATTGGTTCTGTATTCCATGCTACCTTTTCAGCAGCTGGTACTGATAATCTAACAGCACTACTTTCTTGAATAGATTTTGTTATCTTTTGTATAAGTTTGCTCTTTTTAGTTTTTAAATTATTAAGTTCTTGTTTATGTCTCATTAAACGTCCAACCCAAAGATGTTTACGTCCTGGTAACTTCATTTGAGCATCTTTAATGTTAAACTCATCTAACACTAAATGTTCTTTGAGTTCATTATTATATTGATCTATTAATTCAGACATCTAAATAGATTATGCTATAAATACTATTAATGTCAACGTTTAAAAACATATTTTTAAAGTTGCTTGACGAAGATGGTAATGTAGCTGGACCCGGCGGGGCTTTAGGTACATGGACATCGTCCCAATTTTCTGGTGATAATTACGCTCCAGGTGATTATAGAATGCCTAAAGTATTAGGAAGTGTTCAACGACGTAATACTAAAAAGAAGCGTAAAAAGAAAAAGAAGAAAAATGGTTGATAATTTAGGGCATTGGACTTATAATGGTAAAAAAGAAGATATACCTGAGAACTTTTTCGGCTTTATCTACATTATAACCAATACTGTTACCGGCAAAAAATATATCGGTAAAAAACAGGCGCAAAAGATAGCTAAACTTCCCCCTCTTAAAGGTAAATCACGCCGCAGACATGTAGTAAAAGAAACAGATTGGAAAACATACACCTCTTCATCTGATAAGGTTAATCACGATCTAATTGAGTACGGTAAAGATAAGTTTATGTTCGAAATAGTTAGGTTCTGTAATTCTAAATCTGAATTAGCATATTATGAAGCAAAGTTACAGTTTGATAATGATGTACTACTTAACGAGGATAAATTCTACAACGGAATAATTAACTTAAGACTAGGTAAGATAAAAAAGAGTTGAACTAGTCTGCAGACACGTTAAAATCACATTGTGAGATTAGATCTGCCAGAGTATAATGTTACATTAATTGATTATCAACAGATACATTTATCTTTTGAGCAGCGGTTAATAGATGAACTCCATAATCTTCAGTTACTTGACTCACTTTACGATTTATCTAAGGATTGCAGAAAATTAATACTTCATTTTACCATTAAAGAAACGGTAGACTATTTAAATTCTTATAAAACCACTAATAAATTACTACTTTACTTTAATAACACACAATTTTACGATAGTGAGGTGTTGAAATATATAGATGAATCCGTATATTTGAAATTAGTAACTAAGATGTTGTTAAGGATAAGGACTATTTTACCTATTAAAGTTGTTATCTCGAGTAAGAGTTTAGAGTTTTTCAGTCATTTGTTAACTATAGATGATGGTAGAGCTAGAGGCACGTTAATTAGAATAGTTGATACAGTTAATAAGTTTAAAGTAGAAAATTTTACATTTGAAAAGGTTAAAAAGTTTGCAATGGTAAATGAACTTAACTTTTTATCTGGTGAGTATTTTAACAATATAAAAACTAAACAGATTGCTTTTAAATAAATATAAATATGAAGTTCGACCAAGCCATTAAAGAAGGGTTTGCAAATTACGTTTCAGAAGACGAAGATCAGATTTCTATTGGTAGAGATGTTTTAGAATCTATCAGAGATTTGATTAATGATGACGATGTAGTTAAAATTGCAGTAGAAAAACATAGAGATAACCCTAATCTGTTTAAAGCTATTAACAAATTAATTTTTAAAGTAGATAGTTTACTTGCTCCCAAGAAAGAAGAGTTTCCAGAAGATGAAATGACTTTGGGTGACCCTACTCGTAAAAATAGTTCTGTATCTGGAGTTAAAAACTTAGGTAGTAGTTACAATTTAGATGACCATGTTGAGCAAGCTGCAGCAAAGGCTAATAAATTACAAAAATTTGGTGGATCATTTGGTGTAGGAGTCGGTGCTTATGGTGCAGCTAATGCTGCTGTAAAAAGAAGAGATAAAGTTGTAGGTCTTGCTGCTAAAAAATATGATGAAGTTACTAAAAATATTGAAAATGTATTGAAAAGACAAAAACCATAAAAAATTATGAAAATTAAAACTCACAGCAAATTTTTTAGTTTAATTGGTAACAAGTATAAAATGCTTGAAGAACAGCCTGTTGATCCAACTGCTCAAATGTCTATGCCACCTGCTGCTCCTAATCCTGCAGCAGCCGCCCCTGCAGTACCAGCTGAACCTGCCCCAGAACCTGAAGTAAAGCAGTTAACACCTGAAGGTGAAGTTGAATTGATCAGACTTATTCGTAAGGCATTAGTTTTAGAACCAACTGAAGGTACTATTCCTCCTTCTATCTTAGATGATGAAATTAATGAAGAAAATGGTCGCGAAATATTGTCTAAACTTAAACAGTTTATAAATTCTTATTCAGACGACCCTGATATAGATTATTAATATGAGCAAATATAGATCATTAGCAGATATATACAGCGATAACGCTTTTAAACGTGTACCTAAATTACAAAGACAAAAAGTGATTGGTGAGGACGTTAAAATATTTTTTCAGACAGAAATTGATGATGAACCTAAAATCGTAGGTTCACTTAACGATGAACAAGCTTCGAAGTTAAGAAGAAAAATTATTAACCAATCTGGTGGTGTAGCTTCTCTGCTTAACGACTTATTAATTAAATCTCATTGGAAAGGTTCAAATGAAAAAGAATATATATCTAAAGTTTTAGGCCCAGTAGTTGAAGCTGTAGAATCAAATACCGATGTTGATAAGAAAAATTTAGAACAATTTATAAAAGATAAAAGAGAGTTAACATTTTTTATTGATACTCTCGATCAAGCTGCTGAATCTGAAACCGATTTCAACATATTTGAACAAATTGAACCTCTTTTACAAGATATATTTATTACAGATGCCCATGATACCGTTGTTGATATTTTCCTTATTAACCCTACGTTAAATAACATAGGTACGGGTAAGGGAGAAATATTAATTTCTATGTTTACTAATGCAGTTAAAGGCGATGTGGGTGATTTATATTTTAACGGTTATGGTGATGTAGAAGTAAAAGGGTTAAAAGGTAGACCAGGTACATCTGGTAATGCATCAAGATCGATTGAATTATTACCTAAATTACTTTATAATAAAAAAGGTTCAGACGTTCATACAGGGGAAGGTATAAGAGATAAATTTCAACAATCAGTAGGTGTTAGAAATGAACTTTATGATTACATTAATAATAAACTTTATAATGTAATGATCAAAAAAGGCGAAAAATATATTTCTTCTTATAATGAAATAAAAAACATTATTGATACAGAATTAGATAAATTAGATGAAAATGAAAATATAACTAAAGAATTTCTAGAAAATTTAAAAGATAATTTACATGCCGAAATTAACTCTTTAGTAACCTTTATAACACAAAGAACTACTCTTAAAAATAAGGTTACAAATTATATTAATTCATTAAAGGACTATTTAATAGCATCAACAAATAGAATGGATTATGTACCTAAAGTAAAAAAACGAAAAAATAAAAAATCCGGTGAAATAGAAGAAACAGGTCCTACTACAACTGATGTATTTCAAAATTTCTTTCTAAACGAATGGGGGTTAAGTATAGATGATATAATAGAAGGATTTTTACTTGCAGCTAATGAAAATAAATTTAATAAAAAAGAATTTGAAGAGGGACTAAAAGAAATATTACTTTCCGATAATAATTTAAGAAAACTTCGCAGAAATAATGACGATATATTGTTACGCGCTATTATTGGTGCAATGCAAGTTTCAATGTATAAGGAAAAAGAAGGATTTAAAGTAATACTTTTTATAAATGATAATACAGGTAATGCTTTACCTTTTAAATCTAAAGGTGATACTGTAAAAGAACGATTTATATATACTTTTAATAAATTTCAACAATTAATGAATAAAAATTTATTAAAAATTGGGTTAAACATTGATGATAGATCTAATGGCGTACCAATATCATATATCGGTTAATTATGAAATTTGAACAAGAACTAATTTTTGAAGCATACAACAACGCTGTACTAAATGAAGGTGGCGCTGCTGGTCATATGTATCACCCTTTTGACTTACCTGAAGTTAACTCTATCGATGATTTAGTTAATGTATTATATAATAGCGTTGATATACTCAACAAAGGTACCGCTACAGTTAAACTGGATGGGGTTAATTTAAGTTTAAAAGTAGTTAATGATGAACGTAACGAAGCATTTAAAAAACAATTTGCTTTAGATAGAGGTTCTCAAAAAGTAGAAGATGTACATGGTATTACATTAGATGGTTTAACAACTCGTTTTCCTGAAGGTCATGGATTAATTGATAAAGGTAAAACAATTCTTACAATTATGGATAAATCTATTCCACTTATTAAAAATGATTTAATCAAATTAGGTATGTGGAATGATCCAACAAAATTTTTAAACACCGAATACATTGACGGTCAAGAAAATGTTATTGATTATGGTGATAAAAAAATAATAGCTTTTCATAGTGTTAATCAGTTTGTTGAAAAACGAAATAGAAAAGGTGAATTAACAAGACCCGGGTTAAAACCCAAACCTTATGTTAAAGAGACATCAAGAGTTATTAATTATGATAACGAAGCTTTAAACAGTTTAAGAGAAAAAGTTAATACAATAGCTAATCAGTATGGGTTTGAGGTTATTACCGGTATATATGTTACTAAAAAAGGTGTACCTAATTTTGATTCAGTTTTAAATAAACCATTTACAGTACAGTTTGATGATAAAGAAAAGGTAACCAAACCTCTTAAAACTTGGATTAAAGAAGTTGGGAAAGGTATACCTAAAAAAATTAGAGTTAAAACTTTAGACGGAAAAGATAGAGGCGCTGTTAGTAAAGATGTTTATCTTACTGTACTTAATGGTACACCTTTAGATAGTGTATTTAAAACAGAAGATATTAATACTGCAGTTGCAGGGGCTTTAACTTATCATATTACTAAGGAATTAGGTCAAGAAATTTTACGTAATTATACTACTGATAATTACGGTGATACCGATAAACACGAAGGTATAGTATTAACTGATACCTCATATGGTAAAGATAACTTAGGTAACCCTAATTCTATTAAAATTACAGGTGATTTTATTCTTAGTGGTATGGGTGGTAAATTAGCTACAAATAGACCTAAAGTGTCTGATGAAGAAGATCAATCTGCACCAGCTGCTAACTACGGTAATGGTGGTATGGATTTTTCTTCTTATTTTACAAATCCAAGAAGTGAAACCGACCCCGGTGGATCTGGATTTAAAGCCAAATCAGTTAAGTAACTTTATGTCCTTCTTAAAATATCACCAACGTTTAGGTGATTACATTCCTATACCAGATTGTACTATATTTAATTACGATCTTATTTACTTCCTTAATGAAGATGGCCCTTTCTTATGGGAAAATAGTATGGGTGGTTATATATCACCTGATCTAGGAGGTAAAATAGTAGAGATAGATTGGGACTTACTTAAAAAAGATCTTTTAGAACAAAAACCTGGTATTTTAATTATACCAGAATGTTTGGTTAATAACTACCATAAACAATGTAAGTTAAAAATTGAAAATGATATCAGAGAATTAGGTTACTATGATGATCGTTTAATTGTTTATCTTCAGAAAGAGCAAAACTTTTATTACGGTGAAATTCACGATAAACCAGATTGGTTCTACGTTGATGAATTAGATTATAAAAACATATGTTATCATTCTATTGGTTATAACACACCACCTAAAGAAGAAGATGAAACCCGATTTAAAAACTTTAGATTTTGTAAACAAGGGTTTATGTGTGAATCTTTTTTTAAACTTTATAGTATTAAAGATACTTCACCAGACGAACTTTGGGAACAGAGACTTAAAACAAATTTTGATCCCGGTAAATTAATATGGTACGGTAATTTATATACAAGTATTAGAAATAATATAACTGGAGCTATAAAAGATAGTACTAAAGTACATTATAAAGATGTGGTTTATGGTAATGAAAGTTTAACTGATTTAGTACTTGGTGAAAAAGGTATCGGTATATCAATGGACGGTTTAGTATTTAACACTATTAGAGATGCTGAATTCGGTGTTGTTGGTTTACCAAGTATTAAAGTAACAAGGGCTGATAATTATCTGATTGAACATAACAATGTTGATATGTTTGGTTGTAGGCAAATTATACAAGTACAAGATAACATTTTTACTAATGCGAATAATGAATTAATCAAAAAACAAGTTGAAGAAGGGTATGAAAGATATTTTGAATTAGATCATAATGATTATGATAAGACAATGAAAAATATAAGATATCATTTCTTCATTATTTTACTTCAAAAATTTAATAATATTGAATTTTTTGTTTTTGATATTTTGTTTGGGGATAAAATAAAGGATTTTGTTGATAATTTAGATATAAAAGTGGATTATAGTATATTTGAAAAAGCATGTAACGTAGATCCTTCAACATATAATAAAGGAGATGTTTGTTTGTTACCTTATATGGAAAATCTATTGACTAAATTTAGAGAGTATTTTAAACTATGTTATATAGATTGGTATAAAACATTAAATAATAAAAATGACAGCATTTAAGTGGTTTTTCATCAAAGAGCAAACTGGTAGAAAGATAGTTCTTTTTCCTGGTTCATTTAAACCACCTCACCTAGGTCATTTTAAGTTAATTGAAAGCTTTAAAAACAAAGTTGGTCAAGATGGTATTGTAAATGTTATCGTAACCGATCCTTCACCCAAATCAAGAAGATATACCCCAGGTGGTAAATATGTACCCGCAGAAGTAGCAGCTGATATTTTAAGACGTTATGTTGCTGAAATGGGGTTAAGAGGTGTTAATGTAACTACAGCTAAAAATGCAGTAGGTGAAGTTTATGACTTTGTGAGAGAGGATGCTTTACCAGGAGATCAAATTATAGTTGGTGTAGGTGGTAAAGGAAATGATAAAGCTAGATATTCAGGTATATTAAAAGGTTTACCCGCTGGTGTAACAGTTAATATAGATGTTGCCGATGTAGTTGGTGATGAATCTGGTGCATTTAGTGCTAGTAACTTCAGAGACTTGTTAGATAACCTTTCGATCGAAAATTTGTTACCATATATACCAGAAAACCTACGAAACAATGAAAGCCTCGTAGGTTATGTATTTGATAAATTAAGTAACTTACCTTCTGATTAGAAACGACTCATCAACATTTTAATAACTTCGTCGTTTACACCCTTTTTCTCTTCATCACCCATTTCACCTGGTGGTTGTTCATCAATATCGACTTCAACTGCTGCAGGGCCACCACAACCACCCATAGGAGCAGGAGGTACTTCATCAACTTCATGACTATGTACTTTAGCTTCTTCTTCGTACTTAAGATAATGGTAGATATCAGAAACATAATCACTTGCTTTGGTAAGTTTAGCTTGAACCCAACCTTCTAACTCATCATAATTTTTAATTAAGTCAAGTAATTTAGGAGCATATTCAGCTAATTTGTAAAGCTCTGATTTAGCCATATCAACCTCGTGATCGTCAATCTGTTCCCTTTCTTCATCTTCAGGTGTTTCAACATCTTGAACATCTATTTTGGTCATAGTAGGGCTTCCTAATCCACCTGCTGAATCTTCAGCTTGAGGACCTAACCCTACACCGTTAAGAGGTGAAAGTGTAGCTTCATAGAGTTCTTGTAAACTCTTTTCGTCTTTATTCATACTAATATTTATAAATAATTGTATGGATTTTGATGCATTGTGTGATTTTCTTACCGAAGACTTTGAATTGGTTAAGATTATGGAGAAAAAAGGTAGCCGTTGCACTAAAGCTACTAAACAAGCTAGCTCTTACCTTAAGAGTAAGAAATATATGAAGTGTGTAAAGAACCCTTCCGGTAAGGGATACAAAAGGGTCCATTACGGAGACCCTAAACGTCGCATTAAAAAGAGTAATCCTAAAAGACGTAAGAGTTTTAGAGCAAGGCACAAGTGTTCTTCAGCTAAACCTGGAACAGCAAGATATTTAAGTTGTAAGAATTGGTAAAATGAATAACTTTAATAAAAAAATAGACGAATTACTCAATTTACTATCAGAAGATCGTTGTAAATCACGTGCTGATAAAGTATACGGTAAGAAAACATCCGCATATAAGTCAGGTGCTATAGTAAGATGCCGAAAAGGTAAAATTTGGAAGAAAAAGAAATGACTTTTAAACAGTTTTACGAAGCATCAGATAATTTACATCAATGGTTTAAAAGAGGTGGTAAAGACCCTAAGACCGGTAAGAAATT